CACCTTGAACCACTTGTCAGCGAAGTAGTCCTTCACTGCCTGAGTCGCGCCCACGGGAGCAATGATCTTGATCCACGACTTGTCAGCAATCGTTGTGAAAGCGGAGGTCGTTGTGGGGGCCACTGCAGCAGTAATGGTCGTGGCCGTAGTGGTCATCGAGAACGATGTACCGAAACCAGACGTTCCGTAGTGCGTGAACGCTGCCTGACCAAGCAGGTTGCACAGGAACGGGTCGTACTCCTTGCCGGACAGCTCGAAGTTGAAACCGCCGTCCACATTCATGTCAGTGCGGGTGCTGCCGGTGGCCAGGCGATCCTGGCGGATTTCATTGGACTTCACAGTAGACACAGAGGCCTTCATCGAAGGGCCGGTCTGGCGGAGGTTGACGCCGTTGCCGGTGCCCGGGGTAACGCCGGGGGTGAGCTCAGAAATGTAGCGTAGCTGCCCGAATGCGTTGGATGCGAATGCCATGGTGAGTCCTTATAAAAATTATTGTGGGACGAGATGACGAGATACTAGGGAAATTTCTAAAAAAGTAAATCCCCCGTGTCACCCTAGAACGAAGGGCAGCAACATGCCGGTTTTGTACCAGCCACGCAGGTTAGTCGGCACAGTTCTTTGCGGAGCCTCAAGGATTCCCGCGCCTAGTCTGCGCACCTGCAGATAAGCGCACAAAGAGTCGATGATGCTGTCGGGTTGGTCAGTGCCCTCCCCGCTTCGGTAGAAGCAAGCCGCTGAGACGGCGCCCGACTGGCGCATACGAGGGGTTGTACCCACTGAGGCGACATGCCCGCCGTACCAACGCACCTCGACATCAAGCCAGATTGCGCCGATCTTGTCCTCGTCTGGAACTGGGCCGTTCTCGTAGATGATGGTCAGTGTGGGGTAGTTGGCCAGCGCCCACGTCTGAATCTCTGCGAACACGGCTGCTCTGAATTCTTTTGGGGTCATACGTAGTCCTGAAAATTTGAGCCGCCGGGGCGGAAGGCAGACCCTCTGAGTCGACTCTCCAACTCAAAAACAACAATCATCGATTCCTGCGCTGTCTCATACGGACGGTTGACTGCTCTCAACTTGATAGCCCAATATGCAGGGTCTTGCAACTCCTCCATATACAGGGTTGAGGTGGTAGCTCCCTTGTCGTTGTCACCCCTGACGGCGTTGTTAAAGTACACGCGGGTGTCGCGCTTTATCAGCGGCAGTTTTGGCCTGTTACGAGCCTTGGCCTTTTCAATCCACTTCCGGTCTCCTTTGTCATGTGCCGGGACGAGAAATGAACGGCCCATTGGATGATCCCAAGGAGTTCCAGGTGTCGGATCATCCACCAGCTCTGGGGCATCCCCGAAAGAAGGGTCAAAGTTGTAGTCAGGCACCCCCACCCCGATGTTCCAGTTGGCGACCGCCTTGCCTGTGTACTGAGGAGTCTCGTGCAGTATCCTGAGAAATATCTTCCAAACAATGTCTCTGTAGCCTGCGACAAGGACCTCATTGACGCGCTTCACCCACAGGTCCACACCCATGTTGAATTCGCCCATCTCCCGATTAAGCGGCACTTCCCAATCGACCGTGGGCGACCACGGCCCCTCCGAGAGCGTCAACAGACAGGACGTTCCACAGCGCCCCGTCGAGGGTCACCGTGTCCTTGGTGGCCAGCACGGTGCCCGCCGGCAGCACCAGAGAGCAGTCACCTTCCTGGTACTTGGCAGACGCCTGGGAATCGAACAGGTACAGGCTCTGCCACCTGATGCGCTGGCACGGCACTGTTGATGGTGCAGACGCCGTATATTTGCCCAGCACGGGGTCATACGTGCGCGTGGCAAGGGTGGCGCTGGCCACTGCAAACTCGAGGTGCACACAGGTCGCTGAGAGCACGCCTGAGGCCATCGTGTGAGGGTGGCCCACCAGGTAACCCTGCGTGCCGACCTTGATGATGTCGTACTCGCGAATGTCTGCAGCCAGAGAAGCGTACACCGAGTACACGGGGACCGCGCGCGAGGATTGAGCCTCTTCCTTGCCATCCTTGAACCACACCATGTCACCCCACGCCGCTGCAGGGGTTGTGCCAGATACGTGTGCTGACAGGCGGTTGACAAGGAGTTGGGTGGGTGCTGGGTGCAGCACGTACTTCACTCGGAATGCTTCTGACATCCCATCAACTTCTGAATCTCCAACGACCCAGATGCTTCCGAGTATCTTGACGAGTCGGGAGGAAGGAATTACGGTTCCGGGAGCTACCGAGAGCACGCGCCGGTAGGCGGTGGCGCTGTCGCGCATTGAGTCCTGATAGGGCTCGACCTGCCCGTAGAACAGGTGCGCCCCGCTGACGCTCAGGATCGGGGTTCTGTCAAAGTAGGAGGAGGCTTGTGCAAGCGTCAGCATCAGGCCCCCGTTACGGGGTCGTAGCCGCGCTTGGAGGCTACAAAGAATGTCGTTGGGGTTGTGGAGGGGTTGACAGTAGATGTCGTGCTCGCGTAGTCGTCGTAGGCCGTGCGCAACTCTGTACGCAGGACGCTGTAGTACTCTTCCACACGCTCCATCACCTTCTCAAAAGGTTCGCCGGCGTATCGGCTAACAGTGGCCTTTCCGTCTCCGACGTCTTTCGGCGCGAAGTTGGCAAGAGAGACCCCCACTTGACGGGCTGCAGCATAGACACTGAAGAGACGAACTGCATCATGTAACGTAGCCTCCCCAGTCAGTCGCGCAGAGGAACTCTTGGCGTGAATGGTCAAAAAAGCCGCATTCAATGACGTCGAGAGCCGATTCAGCTCCCGGATCAGGCCCATCTCGTAAACGGGGAGGGCCAACACGCTGTCAGTCAACTCAATATCGTTCACCCCAAGGGCTGAACGCACTTCATTGAACTCACAGTAAGAGGTCAGAGACATGCGGAAAGGCCCTGCAATTAAGGCTCGTCAACGACGACGAGTTTCCCAGCGTCTAGCTGGGCGCGAACGAAGGCGTCAACCTCGACCTTTTTGGGGTCGTGCGTCAGCCACGTATTGGTGTAAAGGTGGAGCATTGGGGCGTTGACAGTGCGTACCCACACCTTCTCGACCTTGGGCTCAGAGCTTGTTTTTGATGTTGCCATGGGTGTTTGAGCGTATAAGGGGCGAGGTGCTTTCGCAGACTCGCCCCGGGTTACTTCAGGCTACGCTTTAAGCGTAAGTCAGAACTTCGAAGGCCTCGTCAAACAGACGGTAGACCAACTCACCCTTGTCGATACGCATCGCGGTGGAGCGCTTCAGAACGAACTGCTCGATGGCGCTGTACTGGGCGGTCAGAGACTTCACGCGGGTGATAGCGTAGCGGCTATCGATACCCATGATGGTCTTGGCAGGCCAATTGGCGTCATTGGAGATGAACACCTTCACTTGGCCAGGCCAGTTCGGGTTGATCACTTCAAACAGCGTGTCGATACGCTTGCTGTTGGGGTTGTCGGTCGTGACAACGGGCTTGTTGGCGCGAGCCTCGATGATCATGGCGCCGGCCAGATCGGTAATCACATGAGTGATCATGCGCTTGTTGGTGCGCTGGGTCAGCCATGTCATCCAAGCCTTTTGGGTCAGGCCCGCAGTTGCGGCGGCGTCGATAGACGCAGCGGTCTGCACCTTGCCAGCGATGGTGCTCAGGGCGGCCATGCCCAGATCGGTGTCGCCGTTGAGCAACGACAGGATGAACGCGTTGGCGCGCTCGTTGCCTTCGACAGCAGCCTGACGAGACACAGCCAAACCAACTAGGTCAAGGGTGGTGGACTTCAGAGCTTGCTCAGAAATCTCCATGCCGATTGCCCAGTTCGGGATGCGCTGGCTCTTGTCGCTGGCAGTGATCGTCAGCATAGAGTTGGGCAATGCCAACTGGCTGACAGCGGCGCCGCGAGCAGCCTCAGGGTTGTTGAAGTTCAACACTGGGCGTTCCCAACGATCGCCGTTGATGGCGATGTCCTGAGCCAGCATGGAAGTCAACGCGCTGGGGTTGGTGTCATAGTCCACAGCCAACTTGTCCTCGATCACGTCGAGAATGACGGCAGGGAACAGCAAACGCGAAGCAGGAACGCCGTCGCGAGTGATCGCGCTGGCAGCTTCCTTCGGATTCAACACGTCGTCCATGGACGAAGCCTTGATGCCGAACTCCTTGTTGCCCTTGACGAAGATACCGCACTGCTCGAGCACCTGTTCAAAGGCGGAGCCGTGTTTCTCGGCGTTGGTGGGATAGATGTTGGACAGGTGCTGTTTCAAGGACAGGCCGGCGTCAGCCGCGTCTTTGTACAGGCCAACACTGAGGTCCACGGGCTGCTTGTCGCCACGTGCGTCAACGATGATGAGGTCTTTTGCCATGATGTTGTTCTTCTTTTAGGCTAGAGGGTTGATTAAACGCGCTCGATCAGACCAGTCTGACCAACTGCACTCGTGCCGTCCATAGAGACGACGCGCCACTTGAACACAATACCTGTGGCTGCAGCGGTAGCCTTGCAGACCTTGGGGTAGCCAGGCAGAGCCGTACCGCGAGCAGTAACGGTGCCGCACACGACATAATCGCCAATGGTGATCACGCCGGTGGCAGGGGTTGCCTGCAAACCGTCGAACGTCACGCGAACGCGGCAATCGTCAGACTGCAGAATCGCGCCGAGGTTGAAGCCGTCTTGGGGAGCGATGTCGTCAGCGACTTGCAGAACGCCTTCGATCTCGTTACCCACAGCGCAAAGACCGTACTGGCTGTCACCAACCAATTTGACGAACTTGCCTGCGTCTTCCTTGGCGAGCTGCGTGGCGGAGCCAGAGGCGCCGTCAGCTACTCGCGCTGTTTTGCTTTCTTCCAGGTCAAGAATGACCCCAAACTTAAACTTAGCCATGTGTTACTCCTATTTGCTGTTACGGGTGGCTGCCAAACGAGCTTGACGCAGCGGGTCCGCAACGTCGTCGCTCGAACTTCCTGAGCTGGCAGACGACGAAACCGCCGCCACGCCACCTGTCGGGAACTTTGCGTTGAACTGGGCCGACAAGTTGGCGTGTTCGGCCATCAGGTTGTCGTCAGTCAGCGATTCAATACCTGCTGCGGCGCCGCCGAGGGCGATACGCATCGTGCCCAGGGAGCCGCGCACAACAGGGCGGAACTTCTCGGCGTTTGCCTCGGCGCTGGCCAAGGAATTCTTGGTGGTCTGCAGGTCCACACTCAACTGCAAGACCTGGGCTTGTGCCGTAGCGAGCTGGGTTTGCAGGAGTGCGACGACTGCAGAATCTGCAGCGGTGGGTGCCTCGAGGGCATGTGAGGCCTCAATGGCCACTTCGGTCTCGGCAGCCTCGATGGCAGCGATTTTTTGGTCTGTTAAAGCGTT